AAAACCAGACCAGGTAACAGTAACACCAGTGCCAATATAAGGTGCGGCCATAACTAACTCCTTTCAAATTAGACTGTTTTACGGAGTGCTTCCGCTGTTACAATCCAAGATAATCTTTCTTTTGCATCCCGTTCACCTTGAACAGGGCCATGTGTTCCACGAAATACTAAATATTGAGCACCATTTAATGCAAACTCAATATCTGCTTCAAGTGCAGCAATGATAGCCATTGCTTTCACATAAGTAGCCAAATACCCCAAACCACGTATTCTTATCTGTATAGGATCATACTCTATTTTCACACTCCTGTCCATATTTTTTTCATTACGGCCCATTAAATCATAAATTACTATAGCTGAATCTGGTTCATCTGGCAAGAAACCAACAAAGATTCCCCAACCGCTAGTGGCATTAAATGTACCTATACCAGCAGTAACAAGTAAATCCTTGACATCTTCTGAGACAGGGTTCATATTTTTGTTATCTCTTCTTTACATAATCTTATAATATTATCATAATTCATCATAACAGCATTATGCAAATATTGAGGACCACCATTATGCCAATTATAGGTTGGATCTCCTTCATGGACATATCCTGCATATGAAGCAGCAAAACCAATTAATACCCCATATGCTTTCCAAGAAGCAACATAGGCTTTTGCCATATCAAATTCTTGTTGCACAGCAGCAACCTCTTCCGCCCCTCTTGCTGGATTTCCTTTTGCTTCTCTTTTGACATCCATATTATCAGCAGGGGAATGACCTATAACATAAGCACTTTGTCTTAGATTTCCAGTATCAATTGGAGCACCAGGAACAGCATCTCTGACAATAGCCATACCAGCACGGACTAATCCCTTATAAGTCATCTGAGTAGCATCTTTAACTAAGTCCTGAGTCAATTTCTTTTGAAGTTTTTCAAGGTCAGTTATTCTAATTCCAGTAGCCATTATAGATATGCTTTCCGTTCCATTTTAGTTTTAGCTATATTTGGAGTAGCCATATACTTCTGAATTGGGAAAGTATCATCAAGTAATTCTGGCGTAGTCCATTCTGATACTGCCAGACTTGTAAGATTACCCAGTTTCAACCATCCACCTTCTTCCAAATCAATACCAGCATACACTAAAGCTGTACTGGTTTTCTTTTGACCAGTATAGTCAGTGAATTCCTCATCAATGTCTTCCCATCGTACTTTAATTGCTACAGGGGCAATAAATGTATGACCCCCTCTTCCATCAGAGGAAGGTGGATACCAATAGATAGCCCATTGCTGTCTTGCACGTTTTAGGATATCAATAGAATCTGCTGCATCTTGAGGGGAATACTGACCATACCCTGATACTGAAGGAAGAACCAAATTGATAGTACCAGCAGCATTCAACGGGACTGTATGTGCCCACGTAGATGCAGCACCTACAACTGTAGGACGAACCAAATTAATAGAAGCCCCTGTCATATTCCATACAGTAGTAGCACTTCCAGTAACCCTTGGTAAAACTAGATTTACAGTACTAGTAACTACTTTTGTACAACTAACATTTCCAATAACTGTAGGCTTACGCAAGTTAATTGTTCCACGAACATGATTAGGAAGTAAGCCAGAAACAGTTGGTTTGATGAGATTAATCGTTCCATTAGTAACTTTCTTAGTATTAGTAGTTGCACCTGTAACTGTTGGTAATAATAGACTTACACTACCAGTTGAAGTAATTTTCCATACTGCTACACCTGTAACTGTTGGCAGTATTAGATTTACACCAGAACTTGAAGCAGGGAATACTCTCTTAGCAGTTCCAACTACTGTCATTATGTGAGAAAATCTTACTGTGCCAGAAGTGTACTTGCCAATCCCACCATCCCCCACTACTGTAGGAAGGATAAGATTAGCTGTACCACTAGCATTTCTCTTAGTAATACCAGAACCAGTAACAGTAGGAAGAATAAGAGCTACACCAGTAGAAGAAACAGGGGATACTTTACATACTACCCCGGTAACTGTAGGACGGGGTAGTGCTACACCAACAGAAGAAGCATCAACTTGTTTTCTTCCACTACCTGTAACTGTTGGTTTTATTAGTCTTACATTGGAACCAGTACCAGAATATACTTTACATACTACCCCGGTAACAGTAGGATGAAGCAGAGAAACAGAAGACCCTGTAGCTTTTCTGGTATTCTTTACATCCCCCACTACTGTAGGAAGAATCAGATTAGCTGTACCACCAACATTCCATTTCCATACTGCACTGCCAGTAACAGTAGGTAGTATAAGAGCTACACCACTGCCTTCAGCAGGATTTACTTTACAGACTACCCCGGTAACAGTCATTATATGTGAAAAACGTACTGTACCAGATGTATATTTACCTATTCCTGCATCCCCTACTACTGTAGGAAGAATAAGGGCAATGCCAGTAGAAGAAGCATTTCTTTTTATTACACTGACACCTGTTACAGTGGGGAGAAGAAGAGCTAAAGTACCAGTAATTACAGAAGTGTAGAAACGCACTACCCCGGTAACTGTAGGAAGAATAAGAGCTACACCAGTAGAAGATGCTCCCCATATCTTTTCAGCAACACCAGTTACAGTAGGTTTACGAAGATATACTGTACCAGTTACAGGAATTTGATTACTTACTACACCAGTAATAGTAGGACGAAGCAGATAAACAGTACCAGATGCTTGAGGTGTTTCAGAATGAACTGCATCTAAAACCCTAGTTCCTAGTACTGAAGATCCGAGCATAACTTATATTCCTTTATGCTGGCGGATCAGCTTTCAGCTTTTCCTCCAACAGGGCCAACGCACTAGTAACTTTACCCCATGCTATAGCAAATGCACGGTGGTCTGCTCCATTACCTATATACTTATCTGTAGCCAACATCAAAATCTGTACTGCTTGTTCCAAGGTCATTTCATTGGTTGGTGCTACATCTCCCATTACATTCTCCTTTATTATGGAGCCTTTACCTCAGTTAATACAGGCTCTTTAGTGACTTTATCTGTCATCTCAGAAGCTAACACAGCTTTCTCTTCATTGGTCTTAGCCCGTAATTGGTCATTCAAGGAATTCAGTAACTCCTGGTAATATGCTTTCATCTTAACACAGTAGTCATATTTTTCCTGTGTAGACAGTTTGGCAAATTCTTCTGCATTCATTATGGTATTCCTTACGTTTGGGCACCAACTACATTACCATCGCCATCAGCAGTAGGAGCACTAGTATGTTGCTTTAATGTGCCATCTTGTTCTACAAATATGTAATGTGCTGTTCCATTAGCAGAGTGAAGTAAGATATAACTAGGAGTATTTCCGCCACCACCATCCCATAGATTAATGAATCCTCTTACCGACCCATCAATTCCTGCTACAATAGAACCAGTTAATGCCTCAAGATTCTTCACACTAGTAGTGGCATTTGCAATGGTACAAGTGCCTGTAGCTGCACCCATTTGTAACGTTGTGGCAGCAGCACCTATATTCAGTGTAGTAACTGTAGCATTGAGCAAATTAAATGTGGTTTGTGTGGAAGTGAGATCCCCACCATTTACCGCTAAGTCAAGAGCTACAGTAAGACCCGTAGAGGAAAGTATTAATTGATTGTATGTTTGAGAACCATTTACTACTAGAGCAAAAGATAGTGCTCCATATTCAGCACCAGCAGTTGTCGTTAATGGAGAACAGAATATTGAAGCATAAGTTACGACTGCTGCTGAAGCATTCTTACCCAAGAACTTAAGATTGGCTGCTGCCGGAGTAGCATTGGCATTGTATATCTTAAAGTCAGAACTTCCCATTGTTACAAGAGCAGAAGCAGCACTTGTAGTCAATGTACCTGCTGTAAAAGTCAGATCTCCTGTAACTGTTGCCGCTCCTGTGATAGCTACAGTTACCCCCTTCAAATTAAGTGTAGTAGTACCAGAAGCATGACCAATGGTAATTGTAGTTGCAGCAGTTCCACCTAAAGTAAGAGAGGTTACTGAAGCCCAAAGAGCAGGAGTAGTAGTGCTCCAAATTTGGGTTTCAAGTGCATTTATGGCAGTTACTAGAGCATTATAATAATCTTCACACCAATTTATTCTAAATGGAGTACCAGCCGCCCATCCAGCTACAGGTGCAGTAGTACCACCATAAGAACGAGTTAATGATGTAAAAGCATCAGAAGACCTTGCACCAACAAGAACTTTTTCTACATTACCAGAGTATAACCCATCTGCACCAGGTTCACCAATAGTGATAATAAATGGAGCAGTACCAAACTTAGTTCCTTCAGAAGTATTAGCTGTTAGACTAGTTTGGGTATTGGTAATACTATTCAGTAAGGTAGAAGAGGCAAGGTCATTAACTGTATTAAATGCCGTAATAGCCATTTTTATCCCTTCTTGAACACATATTCTCTGTGTCCACAATTAGGGGAATTGCAACGATACACATCTAAATCATCCCGTGGAACAGGTTCTACCACTTTTTGAAACATGGGATTTCCACATCTTTCACATTTTAATGGAAGTTGTTTTCTCATCACAATACCAATAGCACAAGGATTATTTGTACCATAAGTCTGTCTGCAAAACTCTTCCCATTCAGTAGCAGTAGATTCAACTGTAGGTGGTTGGACAGTTTCTACTTTCAACTGTCCAACCAATTTTGCAGCTTGTAATAATGTTTCTTGAAGTTGACCCAACAATTCTCCCGACATGCAATTCTCCTTCAAGTATGATTTATGAAGCAGCAGTAGCTAATACCAAACTGGTAACATGAACAGTATCACCAGCACCAACCGTTGTGCTCGTCATGATAATATCACCACCCCCACCACCAGCAGTCACAGTACAAGTAAGCATTTCAGTCGTATCAGATTTCTTCCAGACAGCTTTGGTGACAACTCCACCCGTAGCAGAAGTATCATCTGTAATAGCATTGGCCGTTGCACTTCCCGTAGAAGCACCAGGAAAAGCATCTGCACCAAATGTTACAGTTGCAACTTCAACACTACCAGAGGTTTGGAATTCAATAGTTCCAGAATTTAACACACCACCAATCGCGTCTGTAAGGGCATTTCTGCCAGCAGTAGCAAGAGTTACAGCCATCGTAGTATTCCTTTCTTACTTTTAATAGTAGTCTTCATACTCTTCAGTAGTACCAAGCCAAGTAATTGTCCCAGTACCAATATAACCATCTTTGGTCAGTCTTCTTTGCAATTTAGCCAATTTACCACTTGTGTCTAGTATCATAGCTTGTTGGCCGAATACTGTCAAGTTCAAACTTAAATCTACTTTGTATTGTTTTTGTTCTTGACTCGCTCCTGTTTGTTCTTGACTCCATCGAAGATAACTTACAGCAGCAAAATGAGCAGCTAAATATACTTCAATTTGAAGTAAATAAGCAGCAGTATACCCTTCATCACTAAGTACTTTAGTTCCTAATGCTTGTGCTGTAGTGATGTATGGGGTAACATCAACTGAACTATCCAATTCTGGAAATAGTTGAAATACCATAGCAGAAGTTAGAGTAGTACTAGGAGTAGGAGTTACAACTACTGGTGTTCCAATTATAGGAGGACTCATGGCGTCACCACCTTTGCATCTGGCCCATACTCACCAGCTTTTTCAAACAGAATTGTGTATGACACCCCGGAGTCAAGATAAAGTGGAGCAGTAAATCTTCCGGCATCTGTAGTAGTTGTTTTTGCACGAATTGTATATGTGCCAGCAGCATAATCTGCCGTGGTGTAAGCACGAATTGTAGCACCAGCAATAGGAACACTACCACTAGTGGTATAACGCATAGCATCTGTACCACCTGTATTGTGGTCAACAGCAACTTTTCCCTCTGAGATAGCCCCAGTTGTCCAAGCAGCATCCCCACGCACACGTATCGCACGAAGAGAGTCAGTTAAAGTACTGAAACTTGCACCCTCAATTGCAGTCAAAGCATTAATTATAGTAGTTTGATTTGCTGCTGTAGCATCTCCTCCACCACCATTTGTTGCCGTTACATATCCACTTGTATCCGTAGCAATTTTATTTGCAGGAGTTACCATCATCGCTGTAGCAGTCGCTGCGGGAATTCCTGCAATAGAAGCATTTAAGTATCCTGCCATTGTACCAGTCCAAGTAGCAGTACTAAGAGCAGTACTGGAAGGAGCACGACTATCAATATCTGCATTCAAATGATTTAACTTGGTGTCAAGATCCAATCCACCTGCATCGGAAATAGGTAATCCACCTAATCCATCAGCAGCAGCATTTGGGAGAGCAGTAAGACCAAATCGAACGGAATCTTGAATATTAGTTGCAGTCAAAACAATTCTATACTTTGCTGTAATTGCACCAGTAGCAGTAAATACTAGAGTAACCCCATTAGCTCCAGTCAATACTGCATTATTTGGTACACCATATTGATATAATCCTGTAATTCCTGTTTCTTTCCAAGCATCAGTTTCCCATGAACCTAACGTAGCTAGAACAGCAGGATTACCAAGTGAAACGGCACTAGCAGCACCATCTCTTTGATAGGAAATACTAATATCACCAACTGCAAGACCTGTAAGTGGTTGTCCTGTAGTGGAAGAACGCATTAGTACTTCATTGAGAACTCCTGTAGAACTCTTAACTACCATTTGGTCAAA